ATTGCTGTTTGATAATCTCCATCTTCTCTGTTTTCAGTAATACATTGTAGCTGAAGATAGCCATCAGGATAATGATTAAAATAGGGGAGACGGCTTTCAGTGCTCCATATATAAAGGAATAGAACAGATTGTCCGCAGAAAAAGAGAAGCCGAAGAGGGCGATCAGCATTGTTACGATCAGAGAAATGATACTGCTTTTGTCGCCTGGCATTTTGAAGAATGCCATTAATACAATTAATAGTAATACCGGAATAATAGCAAGGACTAAGGTCATAATCATATCAGGTTTTAAAAGGTGGAACGTCCGTTGGTTAGTTGTATAACAAATGAAGTTCTCACTTGGGTCGGTGAGGGAAATAGATTTTTCGAAAATAAATAGGATTTTACGTCTTTATTTGCAATAAAATATTTACTTTTGACAGATAAGTACATTTTTTATTCCACTATGTTATGGACAGTGAACGGACAGTAAAAACAATGGCTGAACAATTAGAGGCGCTTACTAAAGAAAATGAGCGGCTCAAACAAGAACTTTCAGTTCTTAGGCAAGAGAAAGAAAAAGCCAATCCTGTTAGTTTTAAAGAAAGGTATGCTGTAAAGATCTTGAATTCTTTGCCGGATATGTTGACTGTTTTCGATCATAACGAGATAGGAATCGAAGTGGTATCCAATGAAGAAACGAATCATGTCGGAGTGACAAACGAGGATTTTGTAGGGATGCATATGCGTAATATGGTTCCTCCGGAAGCCTATCAGAACATACATTCCAATATGCAGCACGCAGTCGCAACAGGGGCTGTCTCTGCCGCACATCACGAATTGGATTTCAACGGCAAGCGTCACTATTACGAAAACCGCATTTTCCCATTGGACGAAAAGTATGTACTGATCATGTGCCGTGACATATCGGAGAGAGTGGCTACTCAACGGCAATTGGAAGTTTTTAAGAGTGTACTTGATAAAGTGAGCGATAGTATTCTTGCCGTGTCGAAGGATGGGACATTGGTGTATGCCAACAAACAATTCATAGAAGAATACGGAGTGACTAAGGAATTGGGGATCCAGAAGGTATATGATTTGCCTGTTTCCATGACCACGAAAGAGGCTTGGGAAAAACGACTTCAGGAAATACGGGATAATGATGGCAGTTTTGCCTACCGTGCCGCTTACGTACGTATGGGAGAGACGAAGAAGCGGGTGCACCAGGTGTCTTCTTTCCTGACACATGAGAATGAACAGGAGCTGATCTGGTTCTTTACGCAGGATATTACCGATGTCATAAAGAAACGGGATGAACTCCGTGAGCTGAATCAGTTGTTGGACGGCATTCTGAATAATATTCCAGTCTATCTGTTTGTGAAAGATCCGGCAGATGAGTTCAAGTATTTGTATTGGAACAAAGCATTTGCCGAACATTCCGGTATCCCTGCTTCCAAAGCGATAGGGCATACGGATTACGAGATTTTCCAGTCAGAGGAAGCTGAGAAGTTCCGTAAGGATGACCTGGAACTGCTTCGTACCCACCAAAGGATTGATATACAGGAAACGTATCTGACAGCTAACGGTGAAGCGCGTATTGTGCAGACGCTTAAAGCACTTGTTCCGATGGAAGACCGTGAACCGTTGCTGATCGGTATTTCTTGGGATACCACGAATCTCCAGAATATAGAACAGGAATTGATTAAAGCCAGAATCAAAGCAGAGCAGTCTGACAGGTTGAAGAGTGCTTTTTTGGCGAATATGAGTCATGAAATCAGGACACCGCTCAATGCGATTGTCGGGTTTTCGCAGTTGTTGCCTACTGCAGATACCCCCGAAGAACAGAAACTTTATTCGGATATTATCAACCAGAATTCGGACATCTTGTTGCAGCTTATTAATGATATATTGGATTTGTCGAAGATAGAAGCGGGCACGTTGGAGTATGTGAAACGTCCGATAAATCTGGGGGAAGTCTGCAGGACAATCTATGCTGTTCACAAGGAACGTATAAAAGGAGGGGTGGATTTCATCTTTGATAATGGAGAGGAGGACTTGCAGATGGAGGTAAGGGGGGAAAAACGAAACGTGTCAATATGTGGTCGGCCTGAAAATGACTGATTGTTTTGGTTGTCAAAGCGTTATGATGAAGTAGGGGAGAGTGACTTGGAAAAACGAAACGTTTACATCGCTTTACATTGGGCTTACATTTTAGCCTCGTTTGAACGCCGTTCAAATGGATTGCTTTACATTGAAGGTAGGATAGGGGAGATTTCGGGGTTGTTCACCGGTTATTCTCCATGAACCTTTCCAGATCAGCTCTCATATACAAAGATAGTCAAACGGATCGGTTTATGCAAGTGGAGTGGGGGAGTGCCTGACGCGCTTCCCTTTTTTATTTTATCCAAATTATTCCATATAGATAATATTTGGTATATTTGCGATGAAATAAATACCGTATATTATGACTAAAATTATTCATGTGCACCTGATTTATGAGAAGAAAAACCTCTATTTTGGCAGTATCTCTGCCATTTTTGAAAATCTGACGGAGAAACAGGTCGGCATCACCAAAAGCAGCCTGTTGCATGCCGGTTTGACCGATGGAGCCGTAAAATACACGAAACGTGCGATGATTATCCAGTCGCACTTGATAAAGACTACCAGAAAGGGTTAAAACAGCCTTAGAACGTATTAAAAGCCGTTTTTGCGGCTTTTTTTTGTGTCTTTATAAATGTCAAACTATGATGGAAAGCTGTATTTATCCGTTTGAACGCTTTGAACGCCTTAAAAGGTGGAAAAGTTATTCACTTGCTTATTCATTTGGTTATTCATTTAGTCTATTACAAAAACGAAATGTTTTGATTGGTTATTCATTTGGTTATTCATTTTTGTGTCTATTTTGTTCTAATAAAGCGGGGAAATATCTTTTTCTTATTTAGTATTTATCTGTTTTTATAATATTGTAGGGGGTAAATTGTATATAGATAATATTTATTTACTCCCCTGTATTTTTATATATTCTGCTGTAAAATAACGATTTAACTGTTTTTACCTTCTTTTCCCCATAAAACGCGTTTTAGACGGCATTGGCAACTGTAGAATCGCTTGCATCCGAAACACGCCCCGACTTGTCCTGTTTAAGTTGTGTAATTGTTTGTTTGAGCATCCCTATTTCCTCTGCCATCTCTCGGATAGTGGCATCTTTATCAGCTATAATTGCTAATAGTTTGTCTTCTATTCCTGTACTTTCTTTTTGAGGCAAGGTAGTTTTATTATTAAAAGTAGAAGTTTGTATGTTAATCATCTCTCCCCTACCAGTCAAAAGCCATTCCGATGATATATTTTCGCATTTTGCAAATAAAAGATCGTAATCAAGTGTATCCCGCGACAGCCACGAGCTTATAGTTGAGGGAGCAACCCCTATTAACTTTGCAAAAACAGAAGGCTTTCCATCACTATAATGCTTTATAATAGCTTCTAATCTTTCTTTTTTATTCATTGTTTCATATTTTGCGAAATTATTTCGCAGATTGTTTTGCAATTTGCGAAATACGATTTATATTTGCCACGTGATTAAAGTTTAAACACGCCCCAAAGCTACAAAAAAGGCTTGATTTAACAATGAGAATTTAAAAAGAAGCAAAATGGAAGCAAAATTTAAAAAAGGACAAAGTGTGAGAATCATCAAGAGAAATGGCGAAACCATTGATGGTATAGTTCGTGACTGGGATTATAACGTTTGTACGTTCGGGCGGGAATATAATATTGATTATATGAAAGACGGTCAGATTTGGACTGTAATATGTGTTCCGGAGAATGCGATAAAGGAACTTTTATAATTTTCTCGGGCGGTTAGTTCAGTTGGTAGAACACACCAAACTCCCGCAAGGGAGAGGTCATGGTCCGCGGTTCGAGTCCGCGACCGCTCTCTATGATAATTTAAATAATTAGATAGTATGAAAAGACGAATTGTGGTAGAATACGGTGAGGTGAATAAGATCGCCGAACTGATAGGATGTACGAATGTGATGGTTAGCCATGCACTTGCCTTTCGCAAGAACAGCCGACTTGCGCGTTCCATCCGTAAACTCGCCCTTGAGCGTGGTGGTACTGAGATAGGTGAAGACATTCAAAAGCCTGATTGTGATGAAAAACGACCTGCTTGATATATTCGGTGACGAGCTGCGCAAGTTCGCCGGTCTGAGCCGGAAGCAGCGCCTTTGCGTGCTTTATTTCTGCATGAGTTTTGGGGCTTTACTTTCTGTCTTCTTCATTCATCCGCTACCGGAACTTTTCATTGTGTTGAACTTCGGAAATTCCGTACGATTACTGAAGAAGTATGTCCCTTTGAATAATTTGGAGGATTGATAATTAAGTTGGGAGATGGAATACTTTGAAAATATATTGTGTGTAACTTACAAAGAGTTGCTGGATATAATGCCCAAAGGAACATTAAACAGCCAGTTGTCTCGGGAAAAACTGGATGTCGTTTCTCGTGGCGGTGGTGAAAATAATCCGGCTTTGTATGCCTATTCCTCCCTTCCCGAGAAATACAAGAAACGTTGGGTTGAGCGCCATGGCGAGCCCGAGAAACAGATGCGAGAAGAAATGATCCGTAACATAGTGAAGAAAGACGAGAAGGCCGAGAACTTTTTCGAGGATTACCGTTACGACAAGAACGGTGAGCTGGTCGCCCTTCCCGAGGATGTGAAGAAGGAATACACCTGGAACGCTTCGGTGCTGAACGCGCTGATGGAAGAGTTCAAACGCTTGAGTTCATCCAATAACAAGCTGACCGGTTTCCGCCGTAACCTTTGGGAACTTCTGCTTGTCACGAGTGAGGAATGGCGTCCGGTGTACGGGCATAGTCTTCCGGGCAGTGTGGGGCGGTTGAAAGCCTTGATAAACAAGTTCCGTCCTGATAACTACGGTGTGCTTGTGAGCGGTAAATACGGCAACAGCAACACGCTGAAGATCGAGGAGGACGGCGGGCGTTACCTTGTTGCATTGAAACGCAGCCGCGTTCCAGTTTATACTGATATGGAGATCTTCGAGGAGTACAACCGTGTCGCTCCGGAACGTGGC